ACCCCTGCTGGCCGGAGACGGTACCAGCAGGCCTTTGATAACGTGCGTACCCTAGGGTGGCGAGCTGGCATCTCTCGAGTGTCCGCTTTCGTGAAAATCGAAAAGTGGGATACTAAGAGTTTAGGTGTTAAAGCTCCTCGTCTTATTCAATTCCGGTGTTACGAGTACTGTGCTTTAATATCCCAGTATCTTCTTGCCATAGAGGAAGTTCTATGGAAGTATGAGACAAAAGGGATTCCTGTGTTCGCTAAGAATATGAACAGTTTCAAGGTTGCTGAAACGATCATCCAAATGGGTGACGATTTTAGTGACCCCGTTTATGTTCTGGCTGATCATAGTAAGTTCGACTCGTGCATTACAATACCCTGGATATGGCTCGAAAAGGAAGCATACTTAAGTGTGTTCAAGTGTGAGTTATTTTCAGAGTTATTGGACCATCAGTTCAGGAACAAGTGCTATACTAAGAATGGCATACGTTACGAATGTGATGGTAGGAAAATGAGTGGCGAGTATAATACCTCTTTAGGCGGTTGTCTAATCAACTACGCTGTGTTAAGTGATGTTTTTAGGTCCGTCAGGCATCGATTACTTATCAATGGGGATGACAGTGTCATCTGTATTGAAAGGAAAGATCTGGCGAAACTAGACTTATCACCGGACGTTTGGAAAGCGTATGGTTTTAAGACAGGATGGGAAGTGGTTGATGAAATCGAGAAAGTCAGTTTTTGTCAAGCACAACCAGTCCAGCTGGAAGAGGGAAAATGGCGTATGGTTCGTGAGCCACGACGCGCCATTGGGAGATCCACCGTCTCCGTTAAGAGATACGAGTGCCAAGGTTGGGCGAGACTCGTAGCCTCTATAGGCACGTCTGAAATGGCGTGTTGTGATGGTGTGCCGATGTTACAAGCATGGGCTGAGGCTTTGTTGCGCTCTTCTAAGGGTGCCAAAGTCATAGCTAATGAAGTTTCACGGCGCGCGAGGCTCGAAGCATTTCTAGCTCCTAGGCCGAGAGTAATCTCCGATATCAGTAGGATCTCATTTGAGAAAGCCTTTGATATCAGCCCAGGTGAGCAAGAAATCTTCGAGGAGTGGTGCTATCAGAGCAACATGGATATCCTACCATTGTTGCCTTGAAGCACCCAGAGATAGTGGACGGCCGAAATGCCGGAAACGGAACTAGAGCGACCGTATCTACCACCAGCTGTTAACCTTGAG